ATCATTCAGACGCGGTGGAGCGAAGACGACCTCGTCGGCCGGCTGACGGACCCGCTCAACCCCTCCTATAGCGCCGTCGAGGGGCGGAAGTGGCGGATCATCGACCTGCCGGCGATCGCCGTCGAGGACGACCCGCTCGGCCGCATTCCTGGCGAGGCGCTGTGGCCGGAGCGGTTTCCGATCGGCTATTTGGAGGAAATGCGCGAGGCCGACCCGCGCGGCTTTCAAAGCCTCTATCAGGGCAGCCCGACGCCGGATAAGGGCAATTTCTTCGCCGCCGAGTGCCTGCTGACCTACAAGCGGGGCGACCTGCCGCCAAAGGAGAACTTGCGCTTTTACGTCGCCTCCGACCACGCGGTGAGCTCGAAACAGGAAAGAGACAAGACCTGCCTGCTGCCGGTGGCGCTGGACGAAGATGAGAACATTTGGGTGCTGCCCGATGTGGTCTGGGGGCGCTATCCGACCGACCAGATCGTCGAGCGGATGATCGACATCATGGACCTGCACCGGCCGCTGTTCTGGTGGGCGGAGCGTGGCCAGATCACCAAGTCGATCGGCCCGTTTTTGCGCAAGCGCATGCTGGAGCGCAGCGTCTTCTGCTCTGTCTATGAAATGACTCCCATTGCCGACAAGGTCAGCCGGGCGCAGAGCGTGCAAGGCCGGATCGCGATGAAGAAGGTGTTTTGGCCATCGTTTGCGCCGTGGTGGATGGAGGCGCGCAAAGAATTGTTGCAATTTCCGTACGGTGCCCGGGATGACCTCGTCGACGCTTTGAGTTACATAGGCATGGGGCTTGCACTCCAACAACCGCTCAGGCGACGGAAAAAGTCCGCCCCCACGGACCACGCTCCGGGCACTCTTGGTTGGGTCAAGGCGTCATCGCGCCAACTAGAACGAGAGAAACGTTCCCGCACTGGGGGTTGGTAGTCTTCAATGGCATTGCCGCCGATCGGCATCACCGGCCCGCCCGCCGGTCCCGATCCGTTGGCGCCCGACCAACCGCTGACGCTCGAAGCGCAGCTCGGCCTTGGTCCCGGCGACCAATACACCCGCACCACGCCACCTGACCAACAGGTGATCCCGCGCGACCGGCCGGAGCCGACCGAGCGCCGCAGGGCGTTGGTTTCGTCGCTCGCCGGCATGGTCAAGCAGGGCAAGAACCACTGGGAAAAAGTCTTCCGGCGGATGGAAGACGACCAGAAATTCATCGCCGGCAATCAGTGGCCTGAAGATCCAAAGGTCACGATCTACAGCGACCTTTACGACAACGACCTGTATGTCGCGAATATCACCTTGCAGCACGTCCAGAAGCGGACGGCTGCGCTTTACGCCAAGAACCCGAAAGCCGTCGCCCGCAAACGTCCGCGACTTCTGTCGACCACTTGGGACGGCACCACAGCCAGCCTGACCGAGGCGCAGGCGACAATGCAGCAGGCGCAGCAAGCCTTGCTCAGCCTGCCGGTAGGGATGCCCGGAATGCCTTCAGATGGTGCTCTGGGCGGCGCCCCACCCACCGGAGCACCCAGCCCAAATGGTTCGCCTGAGCCGTTTGGGCAGCCAGGAGGTTCGGTCGCCGGACCTCCTGGCGCGATGCCCGGCGCCCCGCCGTCGCCAGGAATCATGCCGACGATGCCGCCGCCTGAGCAGTTGATGTCCGCCCAGGGCGTGATCGCTGACGCGCAAGCTGTAAAGCAGCAGCTGGCGATGCTGAACAAAATCGGCAAGACGCTCGAAATTCTCTACGACTATGAGCTTTCCGAGCAACAGCAGAACTTCAAATCGATGATGAAACTGACGGTCCGGCGCGCCTGTACCTCCGGCGTCGGCTGGACGCGGCTGGGCTTCCAGCGGATCATGGGTCCGTCGCCCGACCGCGACAGCCGCATGGCCGACATGCAGGCCCAGCTCGACCTGGTCGAGCGCGTTTCCGCCGACATCGCCGACGACAAGACCGACGTTGACAGCGCCGCGGCCGAGGAAATGCGGCTGACCATGCAGGCGATCCAGGCCGAGCCGGACATCGTCCTGCGCGAAGGTCTGCACTTCACTTGGCCGAAGCCGTCCGCGATCATTCCCGACCCGCGCTGCGTGCAATTGCGCGACTTTTTGGGCTGCGACTGGGTGGCGGAAGAATTCTGCCTGACCTGCAACGAGATCAAAGAGACCTACGGCGTCGATGTCGGTTCACACCACACGACCTATAACCGCACTGACACTGGCACTGACTATGAGCGTGCTCGGGTGCAGTGGCAGGCCACCTCTTCCGGGTCGTCTACATCCGAGGATTCCCGTATCGACGACGGTGACGCGGACAACTGCCTCGTCTGGGAGCTGTTCAACAAGCGCGACGGTCTGGTCTACGTGCTCTGCGACGGTTATCCGGACTTTCTCAGGGAACCCGCCGCACCGGACGTCTATACCGACAGATTCTGGCCGTGGTTTCTCACCAGCTTCAACGAGATCGATGGCCAGGTTTTCCCGCCGAGCGACGTTTCCCTGATCCGGCCAATGCAACGCGAGCTCAATCGCGCGCGGCAAGGCTTACGGGAACACCGCTTGGCCAACCGGCCGAAGATGGCCTACGCCGAGGGGGTACTCTCCGAAGACGACATCGAGGCGCTGAAGACCCATCCGGTCAATGCAATGATCTCGATTGCGGGCTTGCAACCGGGACAGGATATCAACGCCGTCGTCCAGGCGATCAAGGGCAGTCCGCTCGATCCGAACCTCTACGAAGTCAACCCGATCTGGGAAGACCTGATGCGTGCGGTTGGCGTGCAGGAAGCGGATCTTGGCGGCACTGGCGGCGCCACCGCGACGGAGAGCAATATCGCTGCGTCGGCCAAGGCCGGGGCGCTCGGTTCGGCTATCGATGACATCGACGACACCTTGACCGCGATTGCCCGCGCCGCCGGCCAGATCCTGCTGCTCAATATGTCCGAGGAGATGGTCCGCGAGATTGTCGGCCCGGGCGCGATGTGGCCGGTGCTGACCCGCGCCGACGTCGCCAAAGAAATCGGGCTTGAGGTCGAGGCCGGCTCCAGCGGTCGGCCGAATCAAGCGCAAGAGCTTCAAAACTTCGAACGGCTCGCGCCGATCCTGATGCAGATCCCCGGCGTCAAGCCGGAATATCTGGCTAAAGAGGCGATTCGCCGGCTCGACGACAAGACCACGCTCGATGACGCGGTCGCTGACGGCCTGCCATCGATCACTGCGATGAACGGCAACAAACAGCCAGGCGCGGCCGGAGGTGGCGATCCTAATGCCCAGGGTCCGCAAGGCGCCAACAACAACCCCGCCGCTCCGACAGCCCGGCCTGACGCGCCGACACCGCCGCCTAATCCGGCGACTGCCGCCTCGTCCGGTCTGCCGAATTAAAGGATCTCGTTATGGCCGACGAACTCGACACGACGACCTCCTCCACGCCCGAATCCGCGCCCTCGCCTTCGCCCTCCTCGGCGCCGGCGACGGATAGCGCACCCTCCTCTCCGCCGTCCGAGCCGACGTCGGAGTCCTCGGGAGACTCGAAAGAGTCACTGCTCAATGCCGTGCTCAAGGTGGTTCCGGAATCCACCGAGCCGGATGTTTTGGCAGACCCGGCGCACCCCGAAGCGCCAGACAAGCCTGACGACGGACAGGCGGAAGCCGAGTCCGAAAGCGACGACGATGACAGCGAGCCGCCGGCCGAGGCCGCCAGCCCGCTTATTCGTAAGAAAATCAACAAGCTGCTGAAGCAGCGCCGCGAACTCCGAAGCGAAAATGCTCAGCTGAAGCCGGTCGCCGAGATCGGGAGCCAGCTGGAGACGTTCGCCAAAACCAACGATCTGAGTGGCGATGACATTGCCACAGCCTTGAAGATCGCCGCGGCGCGACGTGCCGGACACCAGGCATTCTACGAAGCCATCGCTCCCTACGTGCGTGAGAGCCAGGAATACCTGGGTATCGCGCTGCCGCAGGAAGTTCGGCAAATGGTCCAGTCGGGCCAGATGACCGAGCAGATGGCCAAGGAGTATGTCCGGCAGCAGATGGATCACCGCAGGGTACTGGCCGAACGGAGCCACGAGCAAACCAGTTTTGCGAAGCAGGCTTACCGGGCGGCACAGGACCAGGTGAACCGGTCGGTTATCGCTTTCGAACAACAGCTCGCCGCGAGCGACCCCGATTACAAGGCGAAACAAGCCTCCGTTTTGCGCACCGCCCAGGCGATGTTGTTCGAGCGAGGTGGCACCATCACCAACGTCAATGACGCCATAGCAATCACCAAGGCGGCCTATGACGAGGTTAACGCCACGATCCGCAAACAGCGACCCGCCCCACAGGCGACTTCCCGCATGCCGAACGGAAACGGTCAAACGCATTCGGCACGCGCCGAACCGGGATCGCTCATGGAAGCGGCATTGGTTGGTCTCTCAAGATCAAGGAACGGCGCGGGCCACCCCTAGGGTGAGCCATGGCTTTCACAGCAGCAGAAATCAACAACATCGCGGCCGCCAGTCTCGACTGGTATCTCGATAAGGGCGAACAATGGAGGCAGTCCCTCCAGAAGCGTCCGCTCATGGACAAGCTTGTCGCCAGGAAGAAAACTTTCCCAGGCGGCAAGGGCAATATCTCGTTGGCTGTTTCCGGTGACTTCGGTGCCGGCGGCGTCAACGACTACCTGACGGGTTACACCCACAACGATGTCGTCAACTTCTACACCCCGGCGAACATCAAGAGGGCACAGTATCCCTGGCGCGAGCATCATATCGGTTTGGAGCTCACTCACACCGAGCTGAAGATCGACGGCATCTCCGTCGTTGACCCTGGCTCAAATGGTGAGCGCTTGTCCGAGCATTCGCGGCGGGAAATGCACATTCTCGTCGGGCTTCTGGAAGACAAGCTGTTTGATCTCGGCGAGAAGTACGCGCGCGATTTCAACAAGCTCCTTTACGGCAACGGTGTTGCCGATCCGAAGGCACTCGCCGGACTCCAGCTGCTGGTCGCAGATGACCCGTCAGTCGGTACAGTCGGCGGTCTCGATCGCGCTCTCCCGGCTTATGCCTGGTGGCGCAATCGCGCACGTACCACCGCCTTCGGCGCTAAGGTGACCGGCACGCCGGCACTGGCCGCGCATGGCGGCGGCCCGGTGACCAGCAATCCGGCCAACGGCGGGGCGCTGCTTTCGGTGTTGCAAAGCGAGCTGCGTCAGTTGAGCAGGTACGGCGGTGAGCCGAACCTGTTCATCGTCGGCTCCGCCTTCCTGGCGGCGATGGAGACCGAGATCCGGGCTAATGGCTCGTACTCCATCTCGGGCTTCAACAAGACCCAGGACGCGGCGATGGGCGATATGAAGTTCGCCGGTGGCGATATCGTCTACGATCCGACGCTAGATGATATGGGTAGAAGTAAGTTCGGTTACTGGTTGGATACAAGTAAAATACAACTTATGGTTATGGAGGATGAATGGATGCATAAGCATACTCCAGCAAGACCACACAATCAGTTCCTGATGTACCGTTCTATTACTTCTACCTGCCAGCTAATCGGCAAACAATTCAACTCCAGCTTGGTGATCGAGATCACTTAAGCTTACGAATACCTGGGGCGGCCATCCGGTCGCCCCAATTCAATGGGGAGAGTTCAATGCATTTCTGCACGGCCCGAATCCATATCGGCGGCGACAACAACAACATCTATTTTGCCAACGAGTTTGACCCGGTCAGCTGGCCGGAGATTTCCATCCTCCAGTTGATCCACGGCGGCGATTCCGTCGACACCGTGGTGCCGTTCGCTGATGTTGAACAGTCCGGCCCGGCCGAACGGCATCGTTTGGCGTTGAAGTATGGCGAAGAGGTCGTCGCCGAAGTGTTCGGCGGCAAGCAGCCGCCGCATCAGCTTGAGGCGCCACGCGCCACGCTGCGGCCCGGCGCACGCTGGCGCAATCCACTCACCGGCCTGCTTGAGACCACCGGCCAGGCCGAGTCTGACGATGCTGTCGCGGCGCAGTCGACCGAGGTGTTGGAAACCGAGATCGAGCCGCCGCGGATGACGGCCAACAGGAAACGCTGATGGCGCGCACGCAGCAGCTTCAGGAAATGGTTGCCAACCTCCGTGCGGAGGCCGGTCACAGCCTCGCCGTGGCGCAGGGCACCAACACCGAGGCGACGCTCAAATACGTGTTGAAGCGCACCCAGGAGGAGCTGTGGACGGCATTCACCTGGCCGGAGCTGATGCTGCGTGACGACCGGCCAATGTCGGCCGGTCTGGCGCTTTACGACTACGGCCCGCAGCTGAAGTTCGATGCCATTCGCGAAGCCTGGGCGGCGCAGCCGAACAGCCAGCACTGGGTCACGGTCGGCTATGGCATCTCCGAACATTTGCTGGTGCCCGGCACCGGCGCCAATACCACCACCGCCGATCCGGTGGCCCGCTGGGAGGCGAGCGGCGAAAAGTTTGCCGTCTGGCCGACGCCGCAGAAGGGCGGCTGGCTCAGGTTCAAGGGCAATCGCGAGCTCGATCAATTGGTCTCCAACACCGACCAGTCCACCCTCGACGCGACCTGCATCATCCTGTTTGCCGCGTCCGAACTTCTAGCTCGGTCGAAGGCAGAAGACGCGGCGAACAAGTTGCAAAAGGCGCAGCGCCATCTGCTCAAACTGCTGGGCAATCAAGTCTCCGGCAAGAACAAGGTTTCGAGCTACGGCGGCGGCGCGCCGAGCGTCGGGCCGACGATGCGCCACACCGACATCAGGGCATACCCGTAAAAATTTTTTGAAATTTTAGGAGGGTACAACCCTGAGTTACGAACTGGTCGACGACTTTTCCGCAGGTTGGGACGTCCGCAAATCACCGCTGACCGCGCCCGGCGGCACGTTGGTCAAACTGCACAACGCCGCGATCAATCCCGGCGGCGAGATCGAGAAGCGTCGTGCATTCGTCCAAATCGCTGATTTAACTGGATCTTTTGGCCTCGCCTCGACCGCGGCGACGCTCTACGTCTTCGGCCGCAACGTCGCCCCGCCGGTACCGGCGATCAGCGTTCCAGGCGTCACCTTCAAGGGTCTGAAGGTGCCCAACGGCGCCGCCTCGCTGTCGCAGCAGGATTACGATGTCTTCGACGGCAACGTTTATCTGGTCTGCCTCGAACCCGGTGTTTCCTGGCGTCACTATTACGCCGGCGGCACGGCAACGGCCGGCAACATGGTTGAGACGCAGGGCACCAACAAAGGCGTTACCGTCCGCACCTACCAGTCGAAAATGTACGCAGTAATCGGCAAGCTGCTCTATTTCTCCGCGGTCAACGATCCGATGCAGTGGGACGCCGGCACCGGTCACGGCTACATCAATCTTTCCTTGCAGGATTCCGACAGCGAGACGCTTACAGCATTAGAAGTCTATTACGATAAATTGGCCGTATTCAGCAGTGAGGCCATTCAAATCTGGGCCGTCGACCCGGACCCGTTGCAGAACGCGTTCACGCAGCTGCTGCGCTCGACCGGCACCT